ATGATGACCGATAAGGAAGTTCGCGCTCTGCAGCCGGCAGATAAGAGGTATATGCGTCTGATTGGAGACGGTTTATACATTGAGGTCGTTCCTGCAGGCCATAAGTACTGGTGGCTTATTTTTAAACAGCACAATAAAAGAAGAAAATTTCTTTTGGGGAAATACCCGGAGCTGTCATTGAAGGAAGCCAGGCATGCCTGCGCTGACAAGAGGAGATCTGTCGATATTTCCCTTGGAGATGTCCCATATAACTTAAAATTTTCAGAGCTTGTCTGGGACTGGTACAAGGTTAAGATCGCCTCGAAGGCGCCGAGTTATTCCCGGACTGTCGAAGGGCGCATACAGCAGTATGTCCTGCCGCCATTTATCAACAGATCCGCTGCGGATATTAAGCCGGGAGAGATAACGTCTGTTATCAAAAGTATCCAGGAGAAGGGATATATAGATACGTCGCACAGAATACTGAGTATATATAAGCAAGTGTTCCGCTACGGCATCGGCCTGCATGCCCTTGTCTACGATCCTACGTCCGGGACCGGCGATGTGATCATATCTGTCCGGCATAAACATATGGCGTCCGTGACGGATCCGCGCGACGTGGCGGATCTGATGACGAAAATATATTATTACCGGCAGCCGAAGGTCAGAAATGCGATGCTCTTTTCGGCCTATACTTTCTGCCGTCCGGGCGAGATCCGGGGAACTCTTTGGAGTGAGATCGATTTTGACCGCGCAGAGTGGAGGATCCCGGCGGAGCGCATGAAGATGCGCCGGATACACCTGGTGCCGCTTTCCAGGCAGGCAATGGATGTGCTGAAGAATCAGAAGTCAATCCTGGAAGCAGCAGACAACAGGTCTCAATTTGTGTTCCCGTCCGAGCGGGGTCCGCATATTCCTATGTCCGCTGATACCGTGAGGGTGGCCATAAGGTCTCTGGGTTTCGGCCCGGAGCAGATGACGGCCCACGGGTTCCGCAGCATGGCCAGCACGATCCTTAATGAATCTGGATTATGGACTGGAGACGCGATCGAGCGGCAGCTGGCGCATGTGCCTGGCAACGACGACATAAGGGCTGCCTATAATTATGCGCAGTATCTTCCTGAGAGGATAAAAATGATGCAGTGGTATGCGGATTATTTGGATGGGCTGAGAGAAGTAAAATAGAGTGATATTTTATAAAGAAGGGAGCCCTTAAAGGGCTCTCTTTTGATCGACTTATTTTGTAATTGAAAGAAGGATATTATCTTTCATACGATGCATTGTTTCTTTTGTTTTGTTCAGCAATTAACTCATCAGCAAGCTGATCTAACTTTTCTTGGCATATCGCATATGCTTCAGATATACTTATTTCGTTACCGTCATCCACGGTTGCAACCCATTTGTAACTATCATTTTCATCGTTATATTTGCAGTAAATTTTAATTATTGGATTAGCTGCCATATTGCTTCCTCCTTTATTTTTTGAGATTTTGGTGCTTTTGTTTTTCTTATGGTTTGCAGACTTTACATGGCCTGTGGCCGTCGGCGATCGCGGCTTCTCTTGTTTGATAGTAGACGATGTTTTCCGGGTCTATTTTCTTTGCCCATTTGCAGGAAGTGTAATGGAAGGGCTCCCGCAGCTTTGATGCAACGTAGGGGCCTGAAGCCGCCGCGATGGAAGTGAACAAAAGAAGGATGACAACGAAAGCAGTTAAAAGCTTTTTCATGCCGGTAGCCTCCTTTGGTTTACAAAGATATTATTTTATTATCCCAATAGCCTTAGCTGTTCATTCAGATAGTCTTCGTCATCCTTGGCATTTTTTTGAGACATGAAGCCAGTTTTTACCAATTCGGTGTTTGAATATATGTACAGCCTTTTTAAGTCTTGGCCTTCCATGTTCAGTGCCCCTCGATACATACAGCACTGACCGGATAACAACAGGTCTAATGTCATGCTGGATATATTGGACAGAATAAAGTTTTTAGGCAAGATTTTATCGCTGATTAAATTTTTACGAACAGTGTCTTGCTGATCTTTAATTTTTTTACTCAAGCCATCAAAAAACCAATCTAGATCTGAAAATTCAGCTATGTAGGAAAAATCACTGCGTATCTTTTCAATTGATTGTTGGCACTGGTCAATAATATCGGACTCATTTTGCTTTTCGTTTTTTTGTATTAAAAAATCAAAAAGTCCCATACTTTTTCTCCTCTATCTATTTGTTGAGCCTGTATTCCTTAAGCCATAGGATCGGGCAGGGTGAGGCAATGAAGGATGTACCGTTGTTGTGCTGTTTCCAGACGAATGCTTCTTGCCAGGATGCATTATCGGGGTCCGGGATCGTGAATATAAAGGGACCGCATTTGATGTCTCCCTCCCACATTGAGTTGTAACGGAAAAATTCTTCGGTTTCTTTCAGTACATTCAGAGTGCGGTCTTTGATATATTCAAGGTCATCGGGGATTTCTTTTTGTACCTGGCTGAAGAATTCATCCAACGTGAGCATTCCGAAGAAGTAATCTATCGGGCCTGTTTCGTAGTAATACATCTTGCATGTCTCCTTTCTGTAATTAGCTAATAATTATCTTCTAAATCTGAAATCCTCATCTCATGCACATTGATTTCAGATTCTATCCCAATTAGCCGAAGTTTTATTTTTGACAGATCATCCCGTAGTTCTTTGATTTCATATTGACGATCAAAATCGTTTTCTAAACTTGAAATTTTGTATTGCATGCTGGAAATTTGTCTTTTTAATGAGGGGATTGTTATGAAGATGCTTTCGTACAGGGTGACATAGATACAAAGCGCTATAAGCGTTACAAGTATATATTTAATATTTTTCTTGATCGTTATGAAGAGATTATTTACAGCCCCAAGCCTCTCCTTAGTTTTTTCAGGGTTAAATTTCCCTTTGCAGTCTGTGCATCCATTTTCTTCTTGATCAACATTTCCTTCCAGTTCTTTTTTGAAAATTAAACAAAGGAGAGTCAAAGAAATTATGATGCTTATTATAAGATCTGATTTTGGAGTGGCAAGGATTACTGGAATGACTATTATTACGTCGATCGCTATCAGGATATACATTTTCCTGGGGGTCCTGATTTTTCCCGAGAGAAGCCGTGGAATCGATCCGAAGAGCATAAATGCCAATATCATACCGACAAGCTCCACTTAAATGCCTCCATTACTCTGCTTTTTGTTTCAGAAGATCTGTTAGGAGTTTCTTTTCTTGAGCACAGTTGAAGACTTCCCTCCGTTTTTCCGGAGGCATGTCTTCCATGAGCTGCGCCGTTTTTTCTATTATCGGGTCCGTGTAATCTTTTTCAGCTGATGTTCCCGAAAGCCCCAACTCTTCCCAGAGGAGCTCCAGTGGATTGATGCTAAAGGCACGCGCAATTTGCAACACCGACTCAAGCGGAAATTTTCTTTCTCCGCTTTCATATTTACTGTATGTGGGTTGTGGCATACCTATCTTTTTAGCAAACTGAGTTTTATTAAGCCTGTTTGCTTGCCTAAGCTCGATAATGCGTTCTCTTACTCCCATATCGCCACCTCAACGACCATTATTCCATTTGGAAATAAAAAGTCAATCTTACATTTGGAATAAAATGCTCCAAATGTATTGACAATATTAGAAAACGAGAGTATTATTCCGAATAGAGTAAATAATACATTTGGATTTAACAAAGGAGGCACTAAATATGAGCGCTGAACAGGACGCAATGCAGATATCACGCGAGGAGCACGGTATCCTCCGTGCAAGGACAAAGTGGGCGAACGCGTTTCCGGCCTCTTGCGTGCACGGCTACATAGTTAAGAAGGGGCTTAGGTCGGCTCACGAATCGAAGGTACTTGAGAGAGATCTTCTCATTCCATACGTCAGCGAGTTCGGCGGACCTCTGGAGACGGTGCAGATGATCTCGGAGACTGGGGAGAAGCGCTTCCAACCGGATGCGCCGACACGGGGCCTTTTCTGTGTGCTGAACGACGGGAAGAGATACGCGGAGCCGACGGGACATGTGTGGATCTGCGAGGGATGGGCGACAGGATGCAGCGTCCGTGAGGCGACCGGAGATATTGTCATCGTTGCCGGGAGTATAGAAAACCTTTATCCCACAGCGAAGAAGATCCGTGACGCTTACCCGGAGATGGCTTTTGATCTCGCAGTGGCAGCGGACAACGATTTATGCAGGGGCGGGCGCAACGCCGGGATCATGGCTGCAGTTGAAGTTTATGAAAGGCTTGGTATCCCGTTTTCCGCTCCTGTTTTCGGAGAAGGGGAGCGTCTGACGGACTGGAATGACTTCGCTGATACAAGGGGCCTTGACGAGACCCGGCGGATGCTTATTGAGCGGCTCGAAGTCATCAGGAACGGGAGCGGGTTCAGCAGTTTAGAGACGCAGAGGCGTAAAGGTGGTGATCGAGAATGAAGCTTGACTTGGTAAAAATGAGAGTCCGTCGTGCTGAACTGGGGCTTTCTCAGACGGAAGCAGCGGAGATGGCCGGAATTTCACAGACGCATTATTCGTTTATTGAGCAGGGAAAGAGAGTCCCAAGACTGGACGACCTCTCCGGGATCGCGTCCGCATTAGGCCTGACCGCAAAAAATCTTCTCCTGGAGTCGGAAGAAAACCCTACCATGCCCCGGCCGAAGAAGCAGCCGGCTCCGGGGCGAAAGAAGGGGTGGCTGGCGAAGTTTTTAGGTTAGCGGGAGTTGAGATCTGGGCAAGTAAATCCGGGAAGGAGGGCATGGTTTTGAACGAACTTCGAATTCAGGTTGTTTTTTCAGATGGCAGAGCTTCCATAGAAATGGGGAGGAGTTTTCCTGACGGCGCTGAGCCTCAGGAGATCGCCTCCCTTTTTGACGGACTGAAAGCAGCTGCCATTGACGAACTTTTTACAGACCCGGTGCCCGGGATCTAGTCTGGAGTTCGGAATGGCTGTTTATCCTAAGAAAAAGGTTTTAGGGGCCAAGGAATATACACAGGTGGATCCGCAGAAGCTGATCTGCCTGCGGGGCAAAAAAGGCCTTACACAGGATGAGCTGAGCAGGGCTGCAGGGATAAGGCGCAATTCGCTTTGCAACATTGAAGCCGGCAACACGATGTCAACAAGCTCTAAGGTTATATGGGCCCTGTGCGATGCGCTGGGCTGCCGGCTCTCAGACATTACAAATTTATATTTTTACGAAGATCCTGCTCACAGCAGGCCTGCTGTTCCGGCAAGGTTCAGCGGCGGCAGCTACGGATCTCGCGCTGAACTCAGGATCGGGGAAAAATATCTGATCGACAGGGAGAAGCTGATCCTGGAAGCTAAAGCGCCGGGGAACCGGGTCACTCATTATATTTTCCGTCAGCTTTCCGGAGGCTGGCTTATCAGTTATTCGAGCCGGGACTTTTACGCCGGCGACGTATCTATTCAACCATTATAAGGAGGAATTGAAATGAAATATTGCAAGAAGCCTGTGGTGATCGATGCTGTTCAGCTTGAGGATTCTGTTGAATGTATGGAGGCATTGTCGAACCTTGGTCTTGATCCGATTATTTTCAGTTACGCCGATGAAAACCCTGTTCTAAAGATAGAGACCCTTGAGGGCACGATGATCGCTAATGTCGGTGATTTCATTATTAAGGGCGTAAACGGTGAATTTTATCCCTGTAAGCCGGACATCTTTGAAAAGACGTATGAGACAGAAGTGCCTACAGAGACAGCTGATATAGGTTGTACTCCATGCACTCCATAGGGCGGAGATGCATTGGGTAGAAGTCATTGTAGAAAAGGGGGATGCTGATATGAACCACGATATAGAGGTACGTATACATGAACATAGCGGGTCCAGCAAGATCGTTATAAAAAGGGTTTTTGACTCAGCTCTTACTCCCGACGAAGCAGCGGATCAGGTGCGTGAACTGTGGAAGGATTACGTGATGCCGATCCAGCAGGGGCTGACAGATATTTATGCTCCCATGCGCAGGGCGTTAGAGGCCAGTGCGGCACAGGAGCATGCGGAGACTAAGTCTGAGGAATGACGCTGATTATTGCACCGCAGTTCGCACAACGTATTTCGATTGATTTGATTTGTTCGTTTGGTTCTGATGCCAGAGTTTTCTTAATCACAACTTCTCTGTAAAGGTACATTGGGTGTTCGTTGTTGCAGAACTGGCATTTAGGGATTTTGGGAAGTTCGTTAAGCATTTTGTTCACCTCCTCCGGGATGGTTTTAGTTTAACAGAAAAAATTAAACGGGGTGATTTGAGTGGTACAGACAAAAACAGCAATAGAGCGTGTTTCCGTCGAAGCAGAGCTTTTGAGGTCACGGATCTTCGGAGGAATCAGTCTGACCCCCGGAAAGAAGCTTCGGATTTTACATGAATTTAAGGGAAGCGACGGGAATTTTTACATCACTGAGACCTCAAAGGCCCTGCATACTGAGAGGGTAAAGCTGTCCGGCGAGGTCTGCTCGACCGCGAAAGGCGCGGACGGCAGGACCACTTACCGGCTTGTCAAACCCGTAATCAAGGAAGTGAGTTAAATGGCGACAACATTAACCGTGGAAGAGAGCCAGTGGCGGATCACTCTTTCCGGTGAGCTTGGAAGCGATCCTTTGCCTCTGAGCTATATCGAGAAGCTGATCAAATATGATACCGCGATCCAGGCGCTTGCTTCCGCCGGTCTGCCGGATCTTCATACAGCGGAAGCAGTTCCGGAACCGGAAGAGGAGTTCATCTACTGGCCGACGTCGGGGGCTGTAACGAGCAAGGAGATAGCGGCCGCCTGGGTGATCGGAGAATCTACCTGGAAGCAGAAGGTAGCAGCAGGAGCACCGTATCCACAGCCGCTTGACGTTGAATCTATGCGCAAATTATGGAATGTGGCCGAGGCAACAAAAGTGCTGACCATGTCCGGATATCAGAGGCGCAGGGTACGGAAGATAGGCGTAGAGGAGGAAGAGACCGATGAGAAGTAAGAATATCCTGGATATGTTGAAAATTGCGCTTCGCAGGATCCTCTCCGGGAGGCCGTGTCTGTTTGCGGAGTGCTCCTGCGGTCTGAGGGGACCGATGTACGTCGGAGAGCTTGATACGCAGCATGCTGTTGAGCTTGAGGATTTCGGCTGCATACAGTGCAGGAAATTTGCGCGCGGCTGCTGGGGCCCGCAGCTCAGGACATATTAGGAGGGATCGTGATGTTGGAATTCAATAGGGTCTTGAAAGCTATAAAGCTGGACACAGAATTATTATCACCGGAAGAGGCTTTAGAGGTAGCCAACTGGATCAAAAAACATTTACTGCGTTATCGCTGGCAAAGCTGCGACGAGCGGCCTTATCAGACGATGCGCTGTCTGATCGCGTATTCGGACGGAGATGTTCAGTCCGGTACATACCAGCACAACAGTGATTTTGACCGCGGCGGGTTTTTCACTTCAATGAAAGAGTTTGACATTAGCAGCGCGGCCGAGGCTCTGTTCTGGATGCCAATTCCCGAATTGCCAAAAGTTCCTTCGAGAGTTGCATGATGGAGGGATTTTGTGAAAGCTGTGCTCATAAGCAGGAACAGTGGTTTAACGGCGAATATTGCCGGATCCGCTGTGCGAAGCTGGGGATCATAAACAGGAGCGATATTAAATTCCGCTGCGGAGGGTGGCGGGATAAAAAGTCAGAGCAAGAAGATCTTTTCGCGGGGGAGTCGATCCCGGCAGAGGATCAGCAGAGGACACTGTTTGAAGAGTAATGGAGGTGTGCTGATATGAGTAAAGGTTTTTCGGATAGGCTGAAAGAACAGGTTGAACGTTTAGAAGAGTGTTCGAAAGAGTTTTCAGAGGCAATTGCTGATATAGAGGCTGAGATAGATGAAGGTTGTATCGATCTTGATTTAGATGATCTGCCGGACATTATCCGTGAGCTGAAATGGCTTGCGGAGGATATAGAGAAGGCAATGTAATGAAATATTTCATATGCCCTGAAGATCCTGATTGCGCTTTTTTTATAGTAGCTAAAGACATTACTGAGGCAAAAAAAGAAATGTGCACGGCTTGTACAGAGGCGTCTCCGGAGGACTTGGAGTGTGATGGTCCAATAGAAGCGGATCCCTCTGAAAATCCAGCTATAAAAGCATCAAAAAATCTTCTTATTAATAAAAATCTTCTTGTCAATATCGGCAATTACATTCATGAAATGAAGGAATCCATCAAAGAGCTTATTGCCGCGATCGACAGTTCGACTCTCTGCAAGGAATGCTGTGATAAAGGCTGTGCATGCTCTGATTGTCCTTGGTTTAAGGCTAAAAACAGAGCGCTTGAATTATTGAAGGAAGTGGAATGAAGATGTGGCAAGTATTGTCCAGCGGGAAGCGTATTAACACGGGTTTATTAGATGGCAATAATAAGCCAGTTTTTAATGGAGATATTTTGCATAAAGAAGGACATTGGACATTTTATGTGGGCTATGAAATGGGTGCATTTAGAGCTATTCCATTAGAACCAGTACAGAAACTCAATTGGCCACATTACACGCTTGAGGAGTTTTTAAGAGTTGGGATGGGGGATTATAAGGGCTTTAAAGTCATCGGCAACATCCACGACAATCCAGAGCTGTTGAAGCAGGAATCAGAATGAGCGAACATTACTGTCTCAATTGTAAAAACTGCGAAGGTGTTAGAGACAGAATCATAATTATTTGCAGTAAGGACGCCCTGCCAGAGTATTTAGAATCACCGAACGAAAAGTGTGAACACTGGGAAGCGAAGGAGGAATCGGAATGACAACCTATTGTAAAAAGGAGTTTCTAACGGATTCTCCGGAACCAAGCACCTCAAGCGTTGTTTCATATTCAGGTCTCGTTCAGTGGGGAAAGAACGAGAAACCGGAGTTTTTGAGTTTTCTGGAAATTTCCAGTTGCCATGAAAGGGCCAGATTGCACCGGACATACGAAATGACAGCGCAGGAATGGATAGATCAGGTGCGTAGGTTGCGGGAACATGTCGATTGTTATTTGAAATTTCTGGAAGAACATAAGGGGTGATTCGAGTGAGTTCTGACCCGATTGAAAATACAATACGTGCGTTCCGGATGATTGAATTGATCTGCAAGCTTTGTCTGTTTTTTTTGTTTATTTTTACTTTTATGTTTTTCCTGGGCGCGGGCTTCTATTACGGAGCATCAAAAGGCGGCTGGATGCCGGAGCAGGAGATCCACACTGAGAACACGAATCTCTTCCCGTCTGAGTGCGTTATTACGGAAGTATCAAGTGCGGGTGCAAAACAATGAAAGTGGTCCCCAATCTTGCTATGGATAACGGATGGAAACCCTGCTTTCCGGGCGGTGAGGATACACCGAAGTATGACGAATTGATCCTGGCACTCTTTTACAGCCATGAGCCGTGGGGAGACGAGCTTGTCATGGATCTTTTGGTATATATATGCGACAGCAAGACAGGCGGGCGTTACTGGTCGAATACGTTCTGCTGCGACGTTCACCCTCTATGCTGGCACCCGCTGCCGGATCTCCCTGCTTTCATCGCAGGGCCGGAAGAGGACAAGTCGGATTATATTCCCTTCGAAGGGACTGATTGACATGTTTTGCCTTGGAAGGGAGGTGATCCAGGATGGACTTCAGTTTTCATGACATAGAAAAATCTTTTATTGAGGCAATGGAATCATGTGGACTTTCTCCTGCAGCCGGAGAGCAGCTGCGCATGGACGGCCATAAACACAGGATGCGTCTTGCCGGTGACAAGGGGCGTGCGACTTCAGGGGAATACTGCATATATACGGACGAGTCTCCGGCAGGGTGGTTTAAGTCCTACAGGGCCAGCCACGGGGTACCTTATGAGACATGGTCATACAAGTCTGAGACCTTCAGCTCTTTAAGTCCGGATGAACGGAAGGCCTACATTGAAAAAAAGGAAGCTGAGCGTGCCGAGCGTGAACGGCAGGAAGCCATGGAACGGCAGCGAGCTATCCAGATATCCAGGGAGAAGTGGGCGCATGCGACGCCGGCGCATCCGCTGCATAATTACATCATGAAGAAAAAGCTCAGGTCTGCCCATGGATCCAGACTGCTGGGCAACAACCTGGTTATCCCCTACGTCAATTCCGCCGGCGAGGTCCAGACTATACAGACGATATCCGGTACCGGGGAGAAGCTTTTTCAGCTCAATGCCCCTAAAGCTGGTTTTTATAGTGTACTGGACGGAGATCTGGGGGCGCTTACGCCGGAGCCGACAGGCAATACATGGATCTGTGAGGGATGGGCGACGGGCTGCAGTATCCGAGAGGCAACGGGCGATGTTGTTATAGTTGCGGCCGATTGCGGGAATTTGTATCCCGTAGCTAAAAACGTTATGGAGTCCAATCCCTCCTGGAATCTCTGTATTGCAGCAGATAATGATGCGTATAAAGGCCGCGGCAATCCGGGGGTGGCGGCAGCCATTAAAATTTTTGAAGAACTCGGGATCCCTTTTGTAGCTCCGGACTTCACAGAGACTGAGGAACTGTCGGACTGGAACGATTATGCCTGCACAAGGGGCCTGGACGAGACCCGTCGTGAGATGCTTCGCAAGCTGGAGATCATTAAGGATTCGTCGGACTATACTGCCAGGAACGAATATCCGAAGTTTTTCAAAATAAACGACAAAACAGGCAAGCCGCTTGGAGTCAAGGAAAATTTTGAGGTCCTTATGAAATACAACAAATATGACATTAAGTACGACGAAATTAAAAAAGAGATATCCGTAGACATTCCGGGGGCTAAGTTCAGCACGGACCATTCTCTCAATGCCGCACTGGATGGCCCAATAACATCAACATGCGTTGAGTATGGCTTCCCCGTCAGTCTAATGCCGGGCTATGTCAACTGGCTGGCGTCCAAGAATGTCATCAATCCTGTTCAGGACTGGATCAAGTCAAGAAAATGGGACGGCAAAAACAGAATAGCTGAGATATGTTTATTTCTTGAGGTGGAAGACGGTTTTCCTCCATTCCTTCGGGACATACTTGTCCGTCGCTGGCTTGTTTCGGGGGTGGCGGCAGCCTTCGCGGGCGATGGATTCCGTACCAGAGGAACGCTTGTTTTACAGGGCGCTCAGGGAATTGGTAAGACAACATTCTTTAAATCCCTTGCTGGCAACGATAATTGGTTCGCTGAGGGAGTTACGCTGGATCCTTCCGACAAGGACTCTGTTAAAAGATGCATTTCCAACTGGATCATAGAGCTGGGAGAGCTTGAAGCAACATTTAAAAAAGCAGACCTGGCAAAACTTAAATCTTTTCTTACAAGCAGCCGGGATGAGATCCGTCTTCCCTGGGCAAAAAAAATATCTCCGTATCAGCGGCGCTGCATATTCTGCGCCACGGTCAACGATTATCAATTTCTTATTGACCGTACAGGCAACAGCCGATGGTGGGTTATCCCGCTCAAAAAACTGCATCGGATCCCTGCAGACTTCGACACACAGCAGTTATGGGCCGAGGTCTACCAGGAGTATTACCTGTCTTCCGACGAGGACCGGCAGCAGTGGTGGCTCACTTCTGATGAGGATCAGCTGCTTGAGGCTCAAAACAAGCCGTTTGAAATTCTTAATTATGCCGAGAGCCTTATTGAAGACGGACTTGATTGGAGTGTTCCTGAAGATTTCTGGGTGGATATGACTGCAATGCAGGTGCTTGAGGCATGTGGATTAGCTAAAGATAAGCAGAGCAGCGTATTGGCGAGAGCAGGACAGGTATTGAAACGAAAGACCGGTTCAGCTGCGGTAAGGAAAGGCAAGAGCGGCAGCAGGACCTACAGGGTGCCTCCAAAAAAATTTAACGGAATTGTTAATCTATATAACACGTAAAGGCAATAACAGGTACTGTCAGCCTGTTGCTGTCAGCCACGATAAACCAGTCATATCAAAGGTTTATGAAATACATGGCTGACAGCAGAAAATGTACTGTCAGCCTTCGTAAACCCTTGCTATAGCTATATCTGTACCCTCTTGGCTGACAGTACCCCGCTATTTATATATATATTTATAAATAAATTTAATTCTTATTAAAGATAATCAAATATATACAGTTTTACTGTCAGCCTGTCAGCCGAGGTCAATTTATTCAGTAATATCAATGTTTTACACGGCTGACAGTACCGGCTGACAGCAGGCTGACAGCAAAAGCACTGTCAGCAGTGATTCAAAAAAGGAGGTAAGGCAATGAAACGTGGAGAGATTTTACTTGTTGAGGGAGTAATAAGGGATTTTCCTGCAATTAACCGCGACATGCAGGACCGCAAATACTGGCTTGAGATCATGTCCATCTCACCCGGCAGCAACGGAGAACCCAGGGTAGACGGCGGAAGTTCATCTCCTGCACAGGAGCGCTTCCTCAAGGCAATGGATGAACGTTATTACAGGAAGCTGCAGCGGATCGTAGATACTTTTTATCCTGCATATCGTGAACTGACTCCTCCGGAGAGCCGTGTTGTTGCTTTATACTATTGGGACGACATGGAGATCGCAGAGATGACGATCGAACTGGATTTTTCATACAGATATATACAAAGGCTCAAAGCCGCAGCTCTTTATAAACTTAAACGTGTCTGCATGGACATTATTTCCGATGTAGATGCCTGGCGGGAAAGGGAACATAATGAACTCTCTAAAGCAATTCGTTTACTTTACAGCGCATAATTTCCTAACCAATACCATACTAATGAAATATATTCACAATGTACGCCGTTCCCAACACCGTCTAAATCTGTTAAAATCACTATGATCGAACCAATTTACAGATTATTAGGGGAGGGTAAATTATGACCAGCAGAGAGACAGAAGTACTGCAAAGACCCCACGAAAAAAACCTAATATGGATCGGTGAGCCAGGCATCCCAGACAGTGACTGGCTTGTAGCGCCGGCACCAGATTTTGCAAAGGGAGCACGTATTATAAAAATTCTAGAACATCATTTCAACCCAGACATTGGGAACTTTGTGCTTGTAACAATCTTTACGAGCAGCGAAGATGACCGTTATACCGTGGAATATAAGGCATCAGCCGGAGTTAAATATTGCCGTTTCTGCGGGGCTTTTTTAGGAGCAAGTGAATGCGATTGCGGCATAAAAACGGCGAGATCGGTGGATTGGAAACAAGTTGCAGAAGAAATAGACGTTGCAATATTCGACCATGAGCAGTGCGGTCACGATACCGTAGTAGCGTTCATTCCGACCGGTTCCCAATGGTGGGAAGGTTTGATCACCGTAAGGTAAGATGTTATAAGATTTCTAACCACTACAGTTGACCCAAATAACTCAAAAATCATAAAGAGTCGTTCCTCCGAGGGGCGGCTCTATTTTTATGTTCATAATCCAACAAAAGGCGGTGAACCGGATGGCTGAAATCAAAGAAGCTGAGAATGATTTTATCTTAAACGAGATGCAGGAAAGATTCTGCCTGGAGTATGTATCAGATCCCAAGTCCAATGCAAGCGCTGCGGCCGTCCGTGCCGGTTATGCTGCCGGAAGTGCTCGTATTACAGCATCGAGACTGCTAACACGTGCTAACATTAAGGCCAGGATCAGGGAATTGCGCCGTGAAGCCTTAGAAAAATCAGGCTACGACAAAGAAAACATACGCGAAATGATAATGAGACGACTCACAGGGATCGTATCCACCCATGTAACGGACGTGGTACAGATCTCACCTGACCGCACTGATCCAAATAGAGACGAAATTTTAAAAGATCTTGCCGAACTACACGGCGGCCAGAGCATGATCGACTTCGGAGATCTCCTTATAGCTCCGACCTCCGGCATGGGAGAAGAAACTACATCTGCCATTAAGTCCCTAAAAATAAAACAGGCTACAAAAGAAGCGGAATCATGTATTGAGGTAGATCTTCATGATCCAGTCGCAGCAGCAAAGCTTCTTGCGGAAATAACCGGGATTAAGCAGTCAGATGTCCAGGTAAATGTATCCATTGCTGAGCGTCTGGATGAAGCGAGAAAGAGAGTCAGCGATGCAAGAGCCAATAAAGAGTGACGTCGAATATGAAAATGATCTTATAAATGAAATTGCTGGCTTTGCATATGATCCATGGGGATATGCTATTTTTGCATTTCCCTGGGGGAAACCGGGACCGCTTGAAAAATTTGACGGGCCGGACGAATGGCAGAAAGAGATACTGGAAGAGGTTGGCAGGCGTCTCCAGAGCGGGCAAATATCCATAGACGACGCTCTTAACACGGCAATACAGATAGCTGTTTCGAGCGGACATGGAATTGGCAAAACGGCTTTGGTCTGCATAATCATATTTTGGGCAATGTCCACCATGCCGGATACACGGGGCGTAGTTACAGCTAATACACAGACGCAGCTTACAACCAAAACATGGGCCGAGCTTGCGAAGTGGTACTCGATGTGTATTAACAAACACTGGTTTGAGCTCACAGCTACTTCGCTCTTCAGCCGGGATACCGGACACGAAAAGACCTGGCGCATTGACGCGATTCCATGGAGCAAGGAAAAGTCTGAGGCATTCGCCGGGCTGCATAATCAGAATCGCAGGATACTTATTATCTTTGATGAAGCTTCGGCTATACCTCCTATTATCTGGGAAGTAACGGAAGGCGCTCTGACGGATAAGAACACTGAGATCCTCTGGTTCGCATTCGGGAACCCGACCCGCAATGATGGCCGGTTCCATGATTGCTTCTATAAGGATTCCAAATACTGGCACCATAAAAAGATAGATTCACGGACAGCGAAGATGACCAACAAGGAACTGATAGCAGCACAGATCGAACGGTACGGGATCGACAGCGACTTCATCAAGGTCCGTGTACGCGGGGAATTCCCGTCTGCTTCCGTATCACAGTATATCAGCATGGATCTTATCGACGCTGCGAAAGAACGAGCTAAAAGCCTTATCGAATCGGATCTTACGGGACTGCCTCTCATATTCGGTCTGGACGTTGCAAGATTCGGGGATGACAATTCAGTGCTCTGGATCCGGCGCGGAATATATACAAAACGAAAATTCAGCGTCAACGGATACGATACGGTCCGGCTGGCCAATCTCCTTATGCAGCATATGGACCAGGATAAACCTGCAGCGGTATTCATCGACATATCGGGAGGGCTTGGTGCAGGAGTATATGACATTCTTGTCAACCTTGGACGCAGGAAAATATTCCCTGTCAACTTCGGAGAGAAGGCCATAAAGGAAATCGTCTATCCAAACAAGCGCTGCGAAATGTACGGCGAGCTGAAAGAGTGGCTGGTGGACGGAGGCTGCCTTCCCTATAAGGGAGAAGACGCTGAATACATCTCCGAGGATCTTATGGCGATCGATTACTTCTTCAACAATAAATCACAGATAACCCTGGAAAAAAAGGAAGACATTAAAGAGAAGCTGGGCCGGTCTCCGGACGATGCGGATGCGCTGGCTCTTACCTTTGCCATGCCGGTACCGCCGCAGGACGTTATTACATTAAACAGGTCGGTCAGGTCTGCTGATGAATACCGACCGCTGCAGATGAAGTCACGTCAATATAAACCTCTTGGGAGGAAGAGGTGAAATTTATAAATGTATTAAGAAAGGAGGACGAACGCATGTGTTTTAGCACTCCCAAAGTGCCGGACCCGGCACCTATAGCACCTCAGATATCCGAGCCCACTAAATTGAGCGGGGAAGCAGAGACAGGCGCACGAGATGACGCCAGAAAGAAGAAAGCAGCATCGATCGGGAAGAGCCAGACGATCCTTACAGGATCATCAGATCTAGGCATTGCTCCCGGCGAAAAAAAGACGCTGCTGGGTCAATAACATGAGCATGACCGTAGAAAAAGCAACGGCCAGAATCGCTGGACTTAAGGCAGACCGGCTTCTTTATGAGAACAAGTGGAGGGATATAGAGGACTATATATGTCCTGGAACTACTGCATTTTACGAAGACGTGTCCAAAAATATCGATAGTGAGGACGATGCTATCCTCAACTCAGTTCCAAGTGTAGCGCACAGGGTATTAGCTTCCGGCATGCAGGCCGGGCTTACATCTCCGTCGCGTCCATGGTTTAGGCTGGACGTCCCGGACATAAGTCTGGCTGAGTTCCCGCCGGTTCAGACATGGCTCAAAAAGGTCCAGGACATAATGTACCTTATATACACCAAGTCTAATTTTTATGATTCGACGCAGGGCTTATATGGCCAGCTCGGAGGACCCGGCACCGGCGCAATGTCGATATTCCCGGACTTCAATCATGTCATCCGCTGCAGGCCGTACTCTGCCGGAGCCTACTGGATAAGCAACGACTCGTCCGGAAGGGTCGATACCTTTGCCAGGGAATGGCAGATGACTACTTCTCAGATGGTGGAGGAGTTCGGCTATAAAAAGGTATCAGCTGCGGTGCGCAACTCATACGACCGCGGCGATTACTTCATAAAGTGGAAGGTCATGCAGCTTATCGAGCCCAACAGAAGAGTGGAAAAGGGAGCATATGACTGGAGGGGCAAAGCATTTACAGCATATTGGTGGGAAGGTTCAGGTAACTCCAGAGAGTTCCTGCGCATAGGTGGACATGAGATATTCCCGATCCTCTGTCCCAGATGGCAGACGGCAGACAATAAGGTCTATGCGAGATCTCCTGCCTGGACCGCGCTGCCTGACTGCAAAATGCTTATGAAGCTGGAGGAATCCATTAACCTGGGATTCGACCGGACAGTGGATCCGCCGATCATAGCTCCATCGTCGGCCGAGGGCAAAATTGATACGCTGCCCGGAGGAATATCCTACTACGATGAGCAGCAGGGATCCAAGGGGCTCAGATCTTTATACGAGAACATGAACCCGCCGGTACAGGCTCTTGAAGCAAAGGTCGCAAAGATAGAGAACCAGATCAAGACAGTATTTTTCAACGACCTCTTTTTGATGATCTCGACTATGGACCGCTCCGGGGTAACAGCAAGGGAGGTCGCGGCCAAGGAAGGCGAGAAACTGATAATGCTGGGACCGGTTATAGAACGGACCAAGAGCGAGATGCTGGATCCATGCATCGACCTTACCTTCGATATTGCACTAAAGGCCGGGCTTATTCCCCCGCCTCCGGAAGAGCTTGAAGGGATCCCTCTCCAGGTGGATTACATTTCTATTCTTGCTCAGGCTCAGAAGATGATAGGGCTCTCTGCAATGAATGAACTTGTCTCCAATATCGGAAGCCTTATCAGCATCGGCAAGACTGAAGTGATAGACAAGCTGGACGCGGATCAGTATATCGATGAGGCTGCAAGGATGTTGGGGATAGCTCCCGGAATAATTGTATCGGACGAAGAGGTTGCTAAGATACGCCAGGTAAAAGCGCAGCAGGCAGCACAGCAGCAGGCACTGGCGCAGGGGCAGGCAATGGCCGATGGGGCCAAGTCTCTGTCTGAGACTCCTGTAGGAGACAAAAACGCGCTTGAGGCACTTATGGACATGTCCGGTGGTGGTCTCATGTGAGCAGATTAAGCAAGGAAGCTGAGCAGGAGAAGCGGCTTGATGCAGAAAAGCTTGAACGGGAGGTATTCCTTAATGATGTAAGGCATGTCTTAAGTTCAGTCCAGGGCCGCCGGTTCGTCTGGTGGATACTGGACATGGCGGGGGTCTACCGCACTAGCTTCACCGGCAACAGTACGACATTCTTCAATGAGGGCGCAAGGAATATAGGGCTTCGGGTACTGGCATACGTTATGGACGCTAAACCGGAAGCCTTTTTATTGATGCAGCAGGAGGATAAAAAACGAAAGGAGAGAAAAGCAAATGGCAATGGCAGATGACGATAACCGCACTCCCGGACAGGGAGAAAACACCGATCCCGGAGTGAAAGAGCAGCTGCAGAACGATGCGGATAAGACGAAGGATCCTAAAGCAGCAGAGGGCCAAGGGGCCGAAGGTCACGATAATAAGGACGCAGTAAAAGATCAGGAGGACGGGAAAGCTGAGGATAAGGCGAAGGCCGGTGACGATAATGCTGACGGCAAGGCTCCGGAAGCGTACGAAAAATTCTCCCTACCGGAGGGTTATGAGTACGACGAGAAGCTTGCGGGCGAATTCGGCGGCGTAGCCAAGGAACTCGGACTGTCCCAAGACAAGGCGCAAAAACTTGTCGACCATTATATCCAGCTGACCCAGAAGGCGATCCAGGTCCACAACGAGAGATCCGCTCAGATCTCAGAAGAGTGGAAGCAATCAGCCGAGACCGATAAGGAATATGGCGGCGCAAAGTTCAGCGAGAATATCGCTCTTGCTAAGAAGGCCCTGGATTCCTTCGGGACTCCGGAGCTTACAAAACATCTTAACGAGAGCGGTCTGGGGAACCACCCAGAGTTGATCAGATTTTGCTGGAAGGTGGGAAAGCTGCTGGACGATGACCATCAGCCGGATGACCAGTCCGGCAATTTTAAAGATCCAAATAAAAAATTGACCGAGGAAGAGGTTGCAAAGCTTCTCTTCGGCGGCGAAAAAAAATAAGGAGGTATTGTAAATGTCTACAATCAGCTTTAACTATCAGACACTGCACGACCTTGCCACACAGACCGACGGATCCGGGAGACTGATCCCTATCGTCGAGATGATGAGCCAGGTCAACGCAATAATCGACGATCTCCCAATGATCAAATGCAACAGCGGCCTGTACCACAAGGCTGCGATCCGCGCGGGGCTTCCCAGCGGGACGCTGCGTAAACTCTACGGCGGAGTCATGCCGGAAAAATCGCTTAAGATACCTGTCGTTGATACGACCTGTATGCTTGAGGCCTACAGCGAGGTCGACTGTGCAGAAGCCAAGCGCTCAGGATCACCGGACAAGTTCCGTCTCCGCGAGGCCAAGGCTTTCATTGAGGGGCTTTCACAGTCAATGGCTGACATCATCTTTTACGGAGATGTCGATGCTAAGCCGGAGGGCATAAACGGCCTGGGTATCCGTTACAACAAGCACCAGGCTACCGATAAGACCAAATCGACATACAATGTCCTCAGCGGTGCCGGCGCCAATTCGGACAACACGTCGATATGGCTCATCAACTGGGGCGAGGACTTTGTGACGGGGCTCTATCCGACCGGAGGCAGCACTTCGATAGGCGTAGAGCACGAGCCTCTGGGCAAGGTCACTAAGGTCAACAGCGACAATTCCATGTATGAGGTATTCCGTGATCACTTCCTTACCGAGTTCGGCATCCACGTAGCCGACTGGCGCAGGGTAGTAAGGATCGCGAACCTTAAGACCGCGAACTTCGGCGGATCCTCAGCTCCCGACATCGTTGGGCTTATGCGCAAGGCAACTTACCGCATTCCCGGCGGCGCATCGAGCAATGTAACAGGCAAGCTCGCATGGTACATGAACGCAGATGCCAAGGAAGAGCTGGAGCGCCAGTATTTCAATCTTACGAACATGAACCTCACGAAGGAAGACGCAGACGGCCGTCCGATAACTATGTTCCGTGGGGTACCGGTGAAACAGGTCGACCAGATCCGCAACGACGAGAAAAAAGTCGACGCCGATTCCTAGACCCCGGACAGAAAAGGAGGAACAGACAATGATTATTGAGAACAACATGCTGAGTGCAGCACAGCCGGTAACAGTATCTGCAGCGTCTGCTAACGTGTTTGACCTGGGCAAGAGCGGGCTGAGAATCGGAAATCCCCTCTTTGTCTGCAGCCGCGTACATACAACTGCGACAGCGGACGAGGATGCCACAGTAACGATCGCTCTTCAGACCAGTGATGACGTTACTTTTTCGGAAAATGTAGAGACCCTCTATACCACTTCGGCAATAGGAAAAGCTGCTCTTGTGGCTGACAGCCATGTATTTATGCTCGACATCGGAGCAATGAAGCTCAAGAGGCATATCCGCGGATACTATACCGTCGCGACAGGACCTCTCACCGCCGGTAAGTTCGATCTTTATCTTTCCGGCGCGATAGACATGCACTAATCATACCGAAGAGGGCCGGATCTCCGGTCCTCTTCTTTCGGCTTTATACATTTTTAAATTATTTAATTTCCCGGGTCAAAAAGGAGGATTTCAAATGCTGAGTGTCATTGACATCTGCAATAAGGCGCTCTCTCTGATCAACATATCAAGCATCAGCGATCTGGCAGAGGCCAGCGCTCAGGCTCGTGCATGCAGCTTCCACTATGAAATAAGCAGGGATTCCCTGCTGAGGGAGCATCCCTGGGGATTTGCCAGGACTTTTTCGACTCTTGCTCAGACAGGCAGCTCTCATCCTCATTGGGACTACGTCTATGCGCTGCCTCCGGAGTATCTGTACGGCATAAACATTTTCCCGGCGGACAACAACACCGTGCCGTCTTCCGGTGAGATATTTCAGGAAGACGTGCCTGAACAATTCTTGATCGAGGCTGCGTACAGATATGAACTGGCCAACATGGAGGGCGGCAGGGTCATTCTGTCAAACGTTCCTAATGCGATGATGGAATATATCAAGAGGATCACGGACGTGACTTTGTTCGATGCGACATTTGTCGATACATTGACTTATAAGCTTGCTTCCGACATGGCGATGCCGCTGACAGGCGATTCAAGGCTGTCTGCATACTACAATGAAAGATTTGTACAGGCGCTGCAGCATGCAAAGGTCCTTTCTGCCAATGAAAGCAAACATGCGCCGTTGCCGTCCAGGAGAATATCCAGTTTCACGAGGGCAAGACGATGAGCCTTTACGGGATTCTTCCGTCCTTTGCCGGAGGCGAACTCTCCGAGGCAATGTATGGCCGTGTCGACATGGCCAAATACTCGGTCGGGCTTGCCCAGGCTCTTAATTCATTCATCCACGCATACGGCGGAGTATCGAACAGATCCGGGACAGAATATATCGCCGGCGTCAAGGATCACGCTAAAAAAGTGCGGCTCGTGCCATTCCAGTTCTCTACGGAACAGGCTTATATCCTGGAGTTCGGACACAATTACATAAGGGTCTACAAGGACGGCTACCAGGTGGTGGATGCAGGAGATCCGGTGGAGATAGCTACGTCTTACACCGAGGACATGCTGGACGGGCTCTCCTTCGTCCAGTCTGCCGACGTCCTCTTCATCTGCCACTCTGATATAAGGCCTAAAATGCTCTCGAGGTACAGCCATACGAGCTGGACCTTGACAGATTTCAACTTCGCGAACGGGCCCTTTATGGACGTCAACACCGGCGACAATACGATAACTCCCTCCGGAGTGACAGGTGACATCACTCTGACTGCAGCCAATGACCTTTTTGCTGCGGGCGACATAGGGTCACTGATCAAGATCGGAGCTAATGTGGCAGGAATTTCCTCAGTCGGGATACCGAACCCTTCTGCATGGGACGAGACGGCAGAGTACAACATAAACGACTTTGTCACGTATAGCGGCAAGATGTGGCGATGCCTTGCTCATATAAATGCAGGAACGGTAGTGGATCCGAATACACCTCCGGCGGCAGGGACTACATGGGAAATATCAAGCTCAACTATCAATATAGAAGTTACTGCCTTTAAGTCCTGGTACCTTGAGACTACGGGATACTGGCGCGGGACCATTGCGCTGGAGCGATACGATGAGGATTCTGCCTCCTGGAAACAGGTAAGGACATATGCCTCTGCCGCATCGGCAGATACATCAGACAGCATAGGCGCAAAGAATTACAACGACAGCGGCAGCGTAGTAAGCCCCACTAAATTCAGAATAACCAGCAGCAGCTTCAGCCAGGTCCAGCCGGGAGAGTACCCAACATCCAAGGGATATGTCTCGCTGATCGCGACGGGCGGAGAGTTTTACGGTATCGCCAAGATCACGGCAGTGACCGATACCAAAACCGCATCTGCGACAGTACCGGCCAAGAAGCGACTGCCGGAAGCCGCTGCGACGAAGCTGTGGGCTAAGGGTGCATGGAGCACTGCCAATGGATGGCCGATGTCTGTCGGATTCTTTAATCAGCGGATGGTTTTTGGTGGAACAAGGACCCAGCCTCAGACATTGTGGTTCTCCAAGCCGGACGCATATACAGACTTTGAGACGACGATACCGACGGCCGACGATGATTCTATCGTCATTACCCTGGCGGCAAATGATGTCAATACGATAAGGCATATCATCGGGCTGGGAGATCTGGTCGTATTCACCGCCAATTCTGCATGGATGGTCTCTCCGGGGCAGAACCCCTTTACTCCGTCGAATGCCCCTGCCAGAGTGCAGGAGTATAACGGGTCTGCAGCAGTCCCGCCGGTAGTGGTCGGCAATATAGTCCTCTATCTGCAGGAGAAGTGCAAGTCAGTACGCAATTTGGGTTATGTGCTGGAATCTGACGGCTACAGGGGCACGGATGTATCGCTGCTGGCCGGACATTTGTTTGAGGATCATACGGTCAAGGCGATGGCGCTGCAGCGTTCTCCATATTCGATACTCTGGTGTGTCCGCGATGATGGGATCCTCCTCGGTCTTACATATCTTCCTGAACATGAAGTCATGGCATGGCACAGGCATGTTACCGACGGAGAGTTTGAATCAGTTGCTGTGATCTCCGGCGATGGGCAGGACGATGTCTATTTCGTGGTCAAGAGGACCATAAACGGGGCTACAAAACGGTACGTAGAGATGCTTTCTCACAGGCTCCCGGAGAACGATCCGAAGCAGGCGGTATTCCTTGACTCTTCACTCTCATACCACGGCGTGGATCCCATACAAGGCATTACAGGGATGGAACACCTGGAGGGCAAGACCGTGAACGCGCTGGCTGACGGATTTGTTGTCAAGGGGCTGAAAATAGTAAGCGGCGGCGTACAGCTGCCGGACCCTGCAAGAGATATCTGCATAGGGCTTCCGTATAAATCCGCGGTAAAGACCCTAAGGATTGAGATAGGGACCAAAAACGGAACATTACAGGGAAGGTATAAGGCAATAAACAAGATCATCATACGGATGGAAAAGACATTGGGCGGGAAGATAGGAGTCGACGACGAGGGGCCGCTTGACGAGCCGAAGTTCAGAAGCAATGAGCCATATGGAGTGAATACGAGACTTAAGACCGGGGATGTAGAGATGGTATTTCCCTCCGGCTACAACAAAGACGGCCAGATCTATTTCGTCCAGGATGATCCGCTGCCGTTTACGATACAGGCTCTTATACCGAATGTTACGGTAGGTGGGTAATGTGGGCAAGACAATATATATGGATAATGAGTGGACCGTCGAGAAGTGCTCTTTAAATGATCTAGTGCGGATCGCTGACGACATAAGGCCGGAGGACCTTGAGGAGCTCCGGGCTGCCTCTGACAGGCATATCCTGGATGCCCTTATCTCCTGCATGGAAGATTCATACTTTTCACTGACGGTAAAAAAGAACGGGATGCCGCTCATGGTCTTCGGCGTTGCCCCATATTCACTGCTCTGCGATGAGACATGCTGCTGGGCCGTTGCGACTAAAAAGCTCAAATTTTCAGGGAGCAAATTCCTTCGCTACAGCAGGAACATTGTTGCTGCTGTCAACAGAATATATCCGGTCATGAGCAATTATGTAGGGGACTGGAACCACAATGCGCTGCGCTGGCTGAGATGGTGCGGTTTTACCGTCGCTCCGGCCCGGCGCATTGGATTACATGGAGAAATGATGCATCGCGTAGAACGGAGGGATCAATAGATGTGCACACTTGCAATGGCACTATCGGGACTGGGGTCCGCGGTATCTGTAATGGGAGCTATCCAGCAGGGAAATGCTGCAGCCGCTCAGGCGGAATACTCTGCCAAGGTTGCCAGGCAGAATGCCGAGATCGAACAACGAAGGGCCGATGACGCTTCAGAACGCGGCCGGCTCGAGAGCGAGAAGATGAAGGAAAAAGGCCGGCAGTTCTCAGGAGCACAAAAGGCCGCGCTTGCCTCCCAGGGCACAAGGATGGATACGGGATCCCCGCTTGCGATACAGGTCGATACTGCCGGGATCGTGGCAGCGGATGATGCGACTCTGAGATATAACTCAATGCTTGAGCGCAGCGGCTTTCTGTCCAACGCTGCCCAGGCGGAGACAAGGGCAAGGGGCTCTGAATTTGAAAGCAGCCTGGCAAAGCAGGCCTCATTTTACAATGCGGGAAGCACTCTGCTTACAGGCGCATCATCACTTGCTAAGCAATGGGATTTCTGGAAGAACGGTTATTAGCTGGGAGGTGTGAGGATGCCTATCGTACCAAGGGCACAAAAACAGGTCAGTGCCAACGCGCTGCCGGATACACGCCAGGATGAACGGGCTCCGGGCGGGAGAGGAATGGAGATGCTCGCCAATGCTCAGGTAAATCTGGGCCAGACCATACGGCGCGAAGCTCTGGCGTTCGGCGAGATCGCAATAAAGAAACAGCAGGAAGTAGACAGGTTGGAACTGGGGAAGATAAAGGCCGAGTGGGACTCCTATGTTGGGACCGTTCTGAACGAAGAGGAGCGCGATCCCGACTATGAGGGCATGAACGACCGAATTAACAAGAGGATCAACGAATACAATGAAAACCTTAAGAAGAACGTCAACAGCAGGCTTTCTAAATATGTAGACAACATGATCTCGTATAATACGTCGGCCCTCACACCGAAGTTCCAGGAGATTTATCTCAAGAAACAGGATGACCGCGTGCTCTCCAATGCCATTACTGCAAGCAAACAGTTTGAGGAGAACGGCGATTATGAGAGCGCGATGGGTGTATGGGACGGAGTCACGGGGATGAGCGAAGCAAAGCGGACTGAGATAAAAATGGAAATAGATGGTCGGCAGAAAAAGGCAGCTCTATATTCCAAAGTTAAAGAGCTTTATTCCTCTGTCGGGGGAGATTACACCAAGGCCGCAAACCATATATCGGAGAATATTCCCGAAAACGAACAGAAACAGTTCCGTACAGAGTTCGCATCATATTGGACAGAGATGAACAAGATCAACGAAACAAAATACAAAGATACCAACGACAAACTGTCAGCCATTTATCTCAGCCAAAATAATTTAAGCGGAGTCGATCTTAAAGCTCTTGTTAAAAGAGGAGAACTTGATGCGGATAGTGCTATAAAGTGGAGCAATATTATCGAATCTGACAGGGACAGAGCTTTAGCAAGGATGGAACGTGACGCTGCGCGGGCTGATCGCCTTGAAGAGAGAAAATTCAGGGAAGAATATAAGCATGCCGTGCCGCTGGACAAAGAATTTATGGAGTACGAACACTATTACGGGATGCCTAAAAATGTCCTGAACAAAAACTATCTTGAGGCTTCGGGAATGGCGGCAAAAGGCGAACTGTCCCTTATGGATATCGCGACACTCGTGAACACAGGCCAGATAATAAGGACTCACGCAGCCATGCTTGAGGACACAGTAAAGGGTCATGCATCCCAGAAAGAAAAAATATACAGCGGAGCGCTATCTGACGGGAGAAGTTATATAAACAGCCTGATTAATAAGCTGGAGATATCAGAGGCAATTAAAAATGAGATCAGGGTCAGATATGACTACGAAACGACCTATAACAGTTACAAACCTGAAGATCTCACCGGGGTGGCCGCTAGAGTCATAAAGGAAAGGCTGAGCCAGGACGACATCAAGAAAAAAAGACTTTTCATCTTCGACACGGATGTAAATGATCTACTGAAAGATGATCTTGATGAAGTTGCCGGAGTAGTTCCGCCGAAAGATACTGAAAATGCGACCACAAGCAAAACAAAGATCCCTGCTCAGCCCAGGCAGGACGAACTTGAAAAGATACTCGGGCTTACTGAATAGAGGCGGCCGCACAACACAAGAAAACGAAGCGAAAAACGCTTCGTTTTCTCTTTTATTGGGAGATAAGAACCAGGCGGGGTGACACTTTCCGCATCTCCTAACCTCTTTCGAGGGGCGACGGCTGCCAGTTCCGTCCTCAGGGTTCTTATTGGTGCCTTAATTTATATGTACATATTATACATACACTTCGTGTATATATTAGCCTTTATTGCCTTGTTGTCAAGGGTAGGTTATAAGACCTTTTTGAGCTGCCCGGTTTTTATAAAGTTATTCACGCGTTTTGAGTTGAGGACATATATGGAACGCACAAACATTATCCCGTTTGCTGAGCCTCTTACAGCGACTTTCACAAAGTCACCGTTCAAGGGATTTTGTCGCACAAATTCGATGGATCCGTCATTTAAATTTATTCCTACATACTCAGGGGATGAAATTATATGCGGGATTTCTTGGGCATATATGGTGTATGCCCCCAGATGTTTTGATGTCATATGCGCTATATTGCTCGGGCTGAGCCAAATCTCGGTTCCCGCAGGGCAGGACAGGGAAAGCAGCGTGATTATCTTAAGCGAAAGTTTTCCTTGAATAGAATTTCCCTGCATCCATATCATCTCCGCTGTGGATTATATCACCATAGTGTCATCTTTTTATTTTGACGAAAGTATTACCTAAGGAGGGATTTCAATGGTATTTCGGCTAAATGAACGAAGCCGTATCAATGAAGACTATTACAGACCCAATGAGCGCGGCCGCGACAACGTTGGAACAGATTTGAATACTGCTGCCGAACCGGTTGCCTCTGCGGCAGACGTATCCTTTGCCGGGGTTGTGGATGAAGATCTCCTTTCGTTGTCTTATCCTGCCTTAGCACCGCGTATTAACGAGGCGCGAAGCAAAGGGTTCAGCGATGATGAAATCGAAAAAACGTTGACAGACAGAAGAGAAACCGCGCTTGCAAGCGGTTTTGACGAAAACGAGATAAATTCTGTCCTGGGCATAACACGTGAAACGCGCATGAAATACATCAAGACAGTGCTTGCAGGCAGGGAAGAGCTGGATGCTGTAATGCTTGGCATGTCTCCCGATGAGCTGACTGCTTCATATGAGCAGGCAAGAAAAGCTGGAGTTCCGAGATCTGCGGCTGATGCCTTCACTTCGAGACAGAGAATGTCCCATGAATCCAATGTCTCTCTCTTGTCCGACTACGTGGATATAGCTGAAGAACGCCAGAAGAACGGCAAAACGTACGATCGTGGCAAATACTCACTGGACATACTCAATAAAGATACCGGGCCGCGCTTTGAATGGAACAGGACGCTCAACGAAGCAGTTTCTTCCGGCACGAATAATACTTACAAAAGGACCCTGGGTGGAATGACAATAGGCTTTCTGTCCTCAACTGAAGGGATAGTAAAGGGCGGGGCATACCTTGCGCATGTATTAGGCTGGCAGGAGGGATTTGACTCAGCAGCCAATTTTGCAGATCTAATAGCGGATGGGACTGATGAGTTTGCAGCCCTCAATTATAAAGGGATAAACCAGAACCTTTGGGATGCCGCGATGCAGGGGATTGGATCTCAGGCTGCATTCCTTATCCCGGGGATCTTTGCACGCAGCCTTATGATTGCCGGGCAGGGGGCAAAGGCCCTTACCGTTGGGAAAAGGTTTATAGGGACGCTTGCCAACCTGACTGGCGCGGCTATCTCTGGAACGACGGAATCTCTTTCCGAAGCCGGCATGGTCTACGAGGAGGTTTTAAAGAGAACGGGAGACGAGTCTGCGGCTGCAACAGGCGCAGCCTGGACATTCTGGCTCAACATGCCGTCGAATTTCCTTTCTGACAAGCTGGCGTTCTTTGGCGATGACACTATTCTTACAGGATGGATCCCCAAACTTGCAACGGCCTCTCCCAGAATGCAGAACGTGCTTTACCGTTTTGCCAAAGGGTTAGCAGGAGCAGCTTCAGAGGGGACTCAGGAGACTTTTCAGGGTGTAGTTTCAGAGCATTTTGGGAAGGGAACGGAATGGGCGAACATTGATCTTTCGGAAATAGCATTTGAGCAGGGGATCCCGGGAGCAATAGTAGGAGCAGTGTTCGGAGCAGGGATGGCACGCGGAACTTTCAGAGAAGCAGCAGCCAGAGTAGAAACTGAACGAAAAGCGCGGGAGTTCCAGCAGAGGCTAAAGGATGTCAGCGGCATCATGAGTGGAGTAAGGGAGCAGCTGACAAACACTTCATATGACGAAGCTACAAAGACGATGTTTGCGGGGATATGGGCGGCACGTGCGAGCGCTGCGGCAAAACAGCAAGGCATCACGCCAATGGAATGGTGGCAAAACAGGAAGCTTACAGTGGAGGAGATCGCCGGTCCTGATGTGGATGCGGAAGCAGGCGCCCTGAATCAAAACAGTTTCCAGAAAAAAAACATGAAAGAGACAATAGCAGAGTGGGGCAGAACAGTAGACGACATATTGTCTGTTCCCAGCTCCCGATACAGTCGCAGTCTTGCTAAGATAATGGACTCTCCTTTGGTGTTTTCTCTTGTCGGCGGGGATTATGCGGATGTTACCGGGAAAAAACTTGGAGTATATATAAACGAGAGTAAACTGCCCTTAATAATAAAAGATCATCCTAATATCAACGCAAAGGTTTTGAAAAATATACCTAGGGCTATGGCTGATCCAATAGCAGTTTTCAGTTCAAACGAAGGAACCCCGGGCGAAAGCGTTGTATTTATGTTGGACATTAAAGACAGCTCAGGTTCAAGCGTAATAGCATCGTTATGGTTTAACAGATACGAGCATGGGTTTGAGTTCAATAAAGTTTCAAGCGTATACGGGAAAGATGATATTAAAAACGGGAAGACAGTCCCCAGGGATGACTGGTTCAAAGAACAGACCGATAAACAAAGGATGCTGTATGTGAACAAAAAAAAGGCCTCCCGTTGGGCAGGGCAAACCGGGCTACAATTTCTGCCCGTGGACCTCCAAGGGAAACCTCTCATTAAAGACAGTTTACCTACAGAGAAGGACCTTGTCAAGCTGAGGCGCGAAAATCCTACGTATTACCAGCCTGTAAATCAAAGCATGGAGGAAATCGCCGAACCGGACACGGATGTCGCGGCTGATCTTGAGGCAAGATATGATGCTGCTATAGAGAGAAACAACATGGAAGAGGCGCAGAAGATAGTTACTGCTTATGCTGCCTTAAATGGTTATACCCAAGAAAACGGATACAGGAGCACTCACGTGGCACCTTATAACGACCCTGACGGATATAGTCAAAATATTGTCAGACTGGCTGAGAATGACGGGGAGCTCGCGCCGACTGATTATTTTGACCATCCTAAACATTACATAAATATGAATGAAGAATATTCGCCGGAATCTCTTCGGATAATTAAAAGTGCGCTTGAAGAGACCAGAAAATTTAACCATGGTAAAAGAAAAAAAGAGCCGGAAATATGGGTTTACCGTGCAGTAAATAAAGTAACAGAAGAGGGCAGTCCAAGAAATGCCGACTGGGTCTCTCCATCTAAGGCATACACAGAAAAGCACGGAGATAGGGTTTTCAACGGCAAGTACAAGATCCAGAAGATCAAGGCTAAGGTTTCTGAGCTTTACTGGGATGCCAACGATATCAATGAATGGGGGTATGACGACGGCAGCAATTATGCATACAAGAATACCGAGAACAACAGGAAGCTGTTTGATGCCGTGGTCCGTGATGATCAGGGAAACATAGTCCCGCTGTCTCAGAGATTCCAGGACAAGAAAGCAGAGACGTATTATCAGACTAAGCGCGGCGCTGTGACCTTTAATAATGGATCTTCGCTGATACAGCTTTTTCAGAGCCATAACAGGAGCACATTCCTCCACGAAAGCGGGCATATTTTCCTTAAGGATTTTTCGGATTTTATCTCCACGGGAAAAGCTTCAGCTCAGGATCTGAACGACTGGCAGACATTCCTTGACTGGAGCGGAGTCAAGTCCTGGGAAAACGCTACAGACGAAGAGTATATACGTGCTCATGAGATGTTTGCCAGGGGAATGGAGATGTATTTCTGGGAGGGCAAAGCTCCGTCTCCCGGACTTGCACGCCTGTTCAGGCAGTTTTCCCTATGGCTGCGGGAGATATACAGAGGAGCGGAAGATTTTAATGTAAACATGACTCCGGAAGTACGTTCCATGTTTGATCACCTTTTTGGAATGGACGAGGCCGGAGAAGCTGTTGTGATGAGAGAAACCGGAGATATCGAAATATTTGAGCAGTCCGGACAGGGATCAAATACAGCACAGACAGGGGATATCCCTCAGAACACAGAAGATATACGTTCCCTTTCTTCTTCTGACACCGAGGGAGCGACCGCTGAAGAGATACTAATGGACAGGGCCCTTGAGGGTGATGAAGCTGCGCTTTCCGACCCTTTTCTCAATCCGGACAGGGAGCAGTCCCAGGTTTCCGAAGGGGAAGAAAGATTTAAAGCCGAAGTAGAAGCTTTTTCGGATTTTTCCCGCGACATCCTAGCAAACGGCGGATTGCTTTATGACGGGATAAAAGAGGCAAAAAGGCTGAACAAGGCTGGTAAGAGACAGACAAATCTTGGAGTAAGAGAACTTGAAGGAATAAAGGAAATCTTCGGCCCCGAAAAGGCGCGCGATATATATATCGCGGCGCAGCATTTGTTCAGGACAGGCGCTCCTGCCGTATCTGAAATTGCTGCACGAATGGGTATAAGTATAGAAGACATTGCAAACCGGATACTTAAGAGACCTGTCCAGTTTGAGTTTGAAAAGTTTTATCCGTTGGTCTACGTGAACATAGACTCATATTCATGGCTTGTACACCGAATGGGGTCAGAGAGGGCATCGGAATATTTCAGTAAAAGGGCCGCACTGCTGCAGGACCTTATGGAATCGTATGACAAAGATCTGAGCAGAGCTCAGTCAAACAAATATAAAATCGATACGGAAACTTATTCGTATCTCAAAGGGCAGGCACAAAACGAACTTGCTTTTATAGAGAAGATAGCACTTCCTAAAATAGCGGATGAGATAAGATCTGACAGAGGTGTATATGCACCGGTGGAAGACGTACTTAACTGGAAGGAGTTCACAAAATATGCGGCAAGACAGGAGAGGGAGATTTCCAGGATTGAGCTTCTACCCGAAAATACAAAAATAAGGGATCTTGTAGCCGAACGGGCCCAGACCAAGCGAAACCTCAGCCTTATGAAAGTTATTCAGCGAGAATCCTTCAAAGCAGGGTCGAAAAGCGCGGCCATGTTCATGCGTCAGAAGCAGAAAAGCTTTGAAGACGAGCTGCGCGAACGGGCCGAGATCCGCGGAAAGGTGCAAAGCCTTTTGTGGCGCATAAATCATTCTTCGGGCGGGAACCTCCGCTGTGACGCTAAACAGGAGATAGTTGACATCCTGGAAGGATACAACCTTGACCGAGGCGGATATTTTCAGGTTCCAGGCGATAATCTCAGTAAGTTTAATACAAAACTGCTGGCGGTAAGGGATGCCGAACTTGCCGAGCTCAACGATTACCTTGCGATGAGTGAAGAGGAACAGGCCAAAAAGATGGCAGGATTAGGGAGCGATTTTAGTCTTGATACTCTGAATCTGGATCAGGATCTTGCAGAGCTCAGCAAGACCATGCTTTGTGAAATGACCCTTGAGGACCTGGAAGAACTAGAAAAGCGCGTGAGTGAAATAAAGAAACGCGGTGAGGCAGACTATGCACAGTGGAAGAGCGAACAGGAGGAGGAACTTAAGGTCAGGTGGAAAGACCCGCTTATTGAGGCGATGAGCGAAAAGGTAGGGAGTGAAGCGATCGGTAATCGTCCGGACGGGGTAATTTTACCGGGCCGCACTAAACGTGGCATGCAGGTGGGCAAAATTACCAAGGCACTTATAAACACTCTCAATCCATCTCGCGTATTGGATCATATGGACGGGCACGCGGATTTTAAAGGGGTATGGCACACACTCTTTAAGCGTGGCGCCGACAATGCCGAAAATTCATTCTTAAACAACAAGAACAGGCGGCTCAAAAACCTGGAGAATATCATGGCGGCCCATGGGATAACTGAAGACACTTTACGGGAAGTAAGGCTGAATTTTACCGGAGCCGACGGGAATGAAGTTGTCTTTAGTCTCGATGACTGCCTCTTCATTTATGCCGGCTGGCACAACAGGTTCACAAAAGATGCACTGAAATATGGGAACCATATATCAGACAGCATGGCGAAGAGCATTTTCGCGTCACTGACTGACACGGAGAAAAATTTTGCCGCGGCAGTGTGCAAGGAAACATCGGACGAATTCAGACGTTACCAGGACGTAATGCAAGATGTTTACAACATAAGCGTAACCAACGAGCCATGGTACACAAGAATGTACAGGGCCCAGTGGACAGATGCAGGCGGCGAAATCATTGATGAAGGGATAAAGGGCATATTAAAAGACACAGCACGTCAGTTCGGGCTTAGAAAGTTATACGCCGACAGAGGATCGAGCTATTCAAGAAAGATCATTCCGATGGCATATCAGGAGCCTATTTCAATTGGCATTATGAAAGTCTGGAGCCGTTCAATGATGGAGCATGAACATCTTACTGCCTACGGCAAACTGGTTCGCCAGATGCATTCCGTGATAGGCGAGAAGACCGATTATTCGGGGACTGTCCCGATAGTGGGAATGAAGGAGGCGATTATAGACATCTACGGAACGGAAGCATCAGAATTTCTCCTGGATTATGTCAACATTCTGGGCAATCCCGATTTTTATAAGTCCTACAAGCTTTTGGACAAGTCCTTCAGGGCATTGCGTGCGAATCTTGGAATAGCTTACCTTTGGAACAATATTTCCAGCATCGCGAAGCAGCCGACAGCTCTTGCCTATTATCTTCCGGATGCGGGGATCAACAACATTCTGAGCTCTATGGCGGAATTTGTTGCAGCGCCGCAAGAGACCATGGAAAAGGTCTGGGCTATGGATCCGCAGGTAAAGGAGCAGCAGATAAACATGTTCCTTGAAATGCTGAAAAAGAGCGAGACGCAAAGCGAAAGACAGTTGAAGCTGAAGAAGTTCGCGGAGAGCGGGTTCAAGCTTATGGAATGGACGGACATGGTGACCCGTGTGATAGGATGGAACGCTGTCTACAAGAAGGAACTGGCAGATGGCAAGTCTCAGGAGGATGCAGCCTACAGGGCACAGTTAGTTACGCTTAACACTCAGAATGCAGTCCACCCGAAGGAACTGCCCCGTTATATGAAGACCGGGAATGAATTTATGAATCTGGCTTTGCAGTTTACCAATCAGGCCAACAAGATATTTGGCGTAATGGCTCATGACCTGTACGGAGACATAAAAAAAGGAAGGGTGCACCACGGATTTGCAACGCTAATGGGACTGCTCTTGGCCGCGCTCTTTATGTCCTGGATAGAAAAGGGGAGAGTTCCTACGACCGGTGAAGAGTTTGTAAAAGATATCGTGGTTGAAAAATCACTCGGAAATATCCCTTTCATCGGGGCAGGGTTTATTGCGGCATCGACAAAATTTCAGGGAGGAGCGACACCCCTTGATACGATCGCCGGAGAGATTTACCGAGCTGGCAAAGGGTTATCCGAAGGTGATTATGAAGACGCCATCCTTGGAGTGTACACAGGCTATTCGATGGCTTACGGCGGGTTGCCCGTGACAGCAGTAAAGAGGACGTTAAGGTTTGCAAGAACAGGAAAACTTTCAGACCTGACAGGTTTAATGAGAGAAACAGGAAAGAAAAAAAGAAATGTCATCCCTTAAGCGGATCCTGGGAGGGGGATTCAGACCAAAGAAATAGCACCGGAAACAATTACAGCGGGGGGCATCCGGATATCCGGGTGTCCCCTTTGACGTGAAAGGAGGAAGAGCATGACTGTCTCTAGCGCAATAAACAAACATATTTACCAGGGCAACGGCGTCAACAGGATATGGCCTTACTCGTTCAAGCTGGAAGACTCGGAACACCTGCACGTATTCCTGTCGGGGCCGGATCGCTTCCCGGAGGAGATAACGGCAGGATTCTTAATCGATACCGGAAACAGGACTGTGACATATCCTGTCGAGGAGGATAATCCGGCTGCAGAGCTGCCGGTCCTGGAAGAGGGAGAATTTATAATCCTGCTGCGCAAGGTACCTTATCTGCAGCAGCTGGACCTGGAAAATCAGGGAGCTTTTCATGCGGAGAGGCTTGAAAATGAGTTTGACCTCATGTGCATGATGATCCAGCAGCTGGCCGAAACTGCAAACAGGGCCGTATGTGCGCCGATCGACGACAGTTATTCCCCGGACGAGCTCACGGAACAGGTCATCGAGACATACAAGAGGTATCCGGAGATCCTGGCCGCACATGCCGAGACGCTGCATGCACGGGACCTGACGGTCGCTGCACGGGCCCAGACGAATGAGTATAAGGACATTGCCCTGGCGGCAGCTTCCTCCGCAAATACAGCTAAAGAAGACGCCATAGAAGCCAAAGATCTTACCCTTGCAGCGGCGCAGGTAACAGCATGGAACTCCGGCATGACATACAGCTTCCCGGATCTTGTCGCACGTCCGGACGGTCATACTTATCGCTGTCTTGGAGAAGGTGTAACAGGACTTCCTGTCCCGGAAAGCTCAGCTCAGTGGGCCTGCATAACAACCTTTGTGTCAATGGATGTAGAAAATGCGTGGATAGACGGTCTGGGATTCGGCGATATCAATCCCAGTGATTTTTTTGGAGACGGGGGGACATTCTGATGTTGCTATTAAGGTTCATTTTTGCAGTCATCATCTGTGCCATCTCCCATGAACTTGGTCACTGGATAGTTGCTAAATATTATGGCTATTCCATCAAGTTCAGATTTAAAAAAGGTAGTCTTTTTGGTATCCCAATCCCAAGAGGTATCTGGAACATGCCGATACAGGCGGACAGGGAGCAGCAGATAACCATAGCGCTTGCAGGATTCCAATGCGAAATACTTATTGCAATGATACTCCTGCCATTCCTATGGCAAGCTGCTGTAATAGCAATAATACACTTCTTCTGCTACAGGTTTTATGCAGGCGAAGAGAACGATTTCAATTGGATCATATAGACAGGAGGAATAACAATGACTGCACTTAAAAGAGTAAAACTTATGAGGGGCAACGAAGCCTCTCGTCTTTCAGTGACCCCAGCACAGGGCGAACAGATAATGACTACAGATGAGCAGAAGCTCTATCTGGGAGACGGCAACAAAGCTGGAGGATTTGTGGTCAACGCGGACAGCACCTTGGCCGTATGGCCCGACCAGTCTGATGCAACTAAGAAACTCTCTCTTGCATGGTGGATAGCTTACTTTAATGGCAATGAAGCAACTATCCGCATCCCAAGGGGGACGCATGAAGTTCTCTATGACATGACTGTCCCTGAAAACATTTGTCTGAAGTTTGACAAAGGTGCGATCCTTAAAGTTGCTGACACAAAGACTCTCACAATCAATGGCAGTATTGAGGCAGGGCTATGGCAGATATTCAGCGGAGAAGGAACTATAACAGGAGTTCCTTTAACTACTGTTGTATTCCCTGAGTGGTTTGGCGCAATTGGCAATGGGGAAACTGATGATACTAATGCACTTCAAAAAGCAATAAATTTTATAGCTAATGGGGGACGCATACATTTAACGTCTAATTATACCAAAACTGCTACAATTATAATAAATTCGTCTGATATTGATTTAACCGCAGATATAAATAGTTCTATTATTGATACACAACCTGACATATCTGGCATAGTAATTTCTACAGGTTGTAAAAATATAATTTTCAATGGTGTTAGATTGTTTGGTAGTTGTGTTGGTGAGAGTCAAGCGGGGGTTGCAATATCATGTGGGGCAGCATCACATGACATTACATTTCAGCACTGCTATTTTGATGGTTATAACATGGGAATTATTTATCAACATAACAATTACAATATGACCGTTGAATCATGCAGTTTTTATAATATGTTATTTGTGCCTGGTTTAGGTGCAGGGGGATATGGTATTGTCTATCAAGGCAGCTATAACACTAAAACAATCAATAACTATTTTGATGCTTCTGTATATCGTCACCATTTATATATAGGGAAAAACCCAGTAGAACCAGACACACATGGCGATAATCACGTAGTAGTCGGCAATATTTTCATGGGTCAGAAAAGTGGTACTTATGCTACTCAGTTTGAAACACGAGTTAAAATAATGGGCAACAGAAATGTAACTGTAACTGGCAATGTTTTTGATGGCGGCATTTCACACATTATGCTGGATTATATTGAGACACCTTGTGAAAATATTATAATTTCTGGGAATACATTTAAAAATTTATATAAATCAGGAAATTATTGTTGTTTTATTTCGGAACATTCAGGATCTTTTGCTACCGCTGCACAAAATGTAATGATTGCAAATAACGTTTTCCAAGACAGTGATGGTGGGAGTATTTTGATGTCTGATTATTTAAGTGAATTTACATTTAATGGTAATACTATCAAAAATTTAGGTGCATCAAGCTCTGGACTTTTTATTCAAAATGGTCTTCAAAATGCACAAATTTGCAATAACAGTTTTTATACACCTACAACATCAAGTCCTATTTACATAATAGCGGCAACAGATATTACTAACAGCAATATATTAATAGCCAATAACCTTATATTTGGTAGTGGGTCTTTGCTTCAAATACTAAATAATTTTTCGGAAATATATATCAAAAATAATATTTTAAAAACTACATTTACTGCTGGAGTGGCCATCTATTTTTCAGGCGCGGCGGAATTTACAGGAGAAATTTCTAATAATACTATTTTGGGCGGCAATTATTCAATATCCATCCCCAATACAGGTAGCAGAGCTTTTATTTATGGTAACAGAGTAAATAAATCACTTATGAGTGGTATTGGGCCTTACTGTGTTAAACCTAAAAATACGTATAATATTGGGTCAATACCTACTGTCGAAACATATGGTTCTGCAGCTCCAACAACAGGCGCATGGTATAGAGGTGATGTTGTATGGAATGATTTCACAACATCAGCATTATATCTAGGGTGGGTTTGTACCACTGCGGGCGCACCTGGATCTTGGAAGTATTTTGGAGTAATACAAACTTCATAATAAACGCATAATAACAAGCAAGAAGGATATGAGGATTACCCCATATCCTTCTTGCTTTTATAACAACACAAAACAAAAGGAGGAGATGCTATGCAGTTCCCGGATAATGTTCATTCACTTCGTCCTGAGCACTATGAGATCGCTGGGGTGCCGACATATTTGCATACGGAATGGGATACCTATGATCAGATCCCGCCGAAAGGGGCGCTCTGCTGCACTGTCGGCAGGGTCAACGCCGGTGAGTGTGAGTTTTTTGTTGGCGACGGGATACATAAATATGCGGATCTGGCGAAGGTCGGCGGATCTATCGGTACGCCGTCGGCCACGGGCAAGGCGAGCGCAATAGTCAAGGCCGACGAGACAGGCGGGCTTACGGGGTGGGCAGCTGCCATCCTGGCGGCAGCGGGAGAGGGGATCGCGGTATCTTCCTGGACGCCGGCGCTGGCAGGATCAACTGCTGCCGGTGAATTTGTCTACGGTGAGAATAATGCCGGTCAGATTATTAAGTTCGGATCGAAGCTGGCGTTTATCCAGGCTACGATCCATATAACTGAAGTTACAACAGCGCCGGATGGGACCGCCTCTATTAGTGGTCTTGCAGATGCTGCAGAGGGGATCCATCCTGTTGCTGCATATGGCAAAGAGGGCGGCACTGGGGACAAGATCAAGAACATTATGTCCGGACTGGTCAATGGAGCTGTGATAGAACTGTGGACTAAAACTGCTGACATGGCAAGTGCTCCGGTCACATTTAAGGAGATCCCTGACACTCTAAACGATGTAGCGCTGCCGGTCGGTGTTGACGATGTGATCATATATGTCTCCGGGATCTATTTCATAGCGGAGCCGGAAGAATAAAAAAAGCTTGACCTATAAGAAGAGCAGAAAGGAGGTCCTTGTGGGCCTCTTTTTTTAATGGGGGTGTAAAGGTGGCGAGGATTAAACCGAACCTTGAAGTTTTGAAATGGCAACAGCTGGCAGAAAAATGGTCACGCCAGGGGATCACTCCGGTGCCGGTGGCGCTGATCCTGGCAATTATACAAATGGAGAGCGCAGGGAATCCCACTGCAAGAAGGGCGGAGCCGGAAGCCCTTAACAGGGCAATACGGGATGGCAGAACTGACAAGATACAGATGATAGTAAGAGCCACGGGGCTCAATGCGCTTGAAGTTATGAGCAGCTATGGTCTTATGCAGTTGCTTGTGACAACGGCCTGGGGCTATTTGTCCGCCAGGCACAAGGGACCAGGAGTCATCGATGCGCTTTACAGTCCGGATCAGAACATCCGTTATGGGGTATCGCATCTGGCGACTCTGCTTAAAAAGCACGACGGGGACATAAGGCTGGCTGCGCGGGATTATAACGGTCAAGGGCCTATGGCAGAGGCATATGGGAGAAATGCCCAGGATCTTTATCTGCAGTTCAAAAAAATCTTAGAGGATCGGGAGTGATATGAATGGGGGATCTCAGCGCTAATTTTTCCAGATCTGAATTTCAATGCAAGTGTGGATGTAAGAAATTCAATATCACTCCGGCTCTTATTAAAGGGCTTCAGGAACTGAGAGACTATTTGGGCATGCCTATAATCGTCAACTCCGGGACCCGCTGTCCGGAACATAATGCCGCTGTGGGCGGGACCAGAAATTCATACCATATAAAAGGTTATGCTGCGGATATCCGTGTTGACGGTCTGACTTCAAAAGAGCTGGCAAGGGCGGCAGAGCAGATCAAGGTATTCAGATATGGAGGGATAGGCGTATATGACACTTTTGTGCATGTTGATGTAAGAGGACATAAGGCACGGTGGAGAGGATAGGCGCATGAACCAGCAGGATTTCAATGATTTCTGGACTGGAATGCGTGCGATATTTTTTCTCCTGTTGCCCGGGCTGCTTACCGGACTTATCGCTTCTCTCCTGGACTTTTTTCAGTTTCATTTTTTGAAGGATAGATTTTCGGCGCAGAAGCTCGCAATAGGCGTCATGGGAGATCTATTTTTGGCCGGCGTTATATCGGCGGTCGCAATAGAGCTGAAGCTAGGGCCATGCGGGACGATAGCATTAGTCGCGATATCGGTTCGGCGTGGCGGAGTGTGGGTCGACGGTGTGATCGACAGGATCCTCTACGGCAAATATGGGGTTGAGAGGCGAAATGCTGATGAAGCTAAAAAGGATACTGGCAAAACCTCTTAAGGACCTGGCTCTCGTCGTCTATGACGATCTGGAATTCAAGGCGATGAGCCTGCCGCGGATCGCAGCTGTCGTTGTTACAATCGTCGTACTTGTATCCTGGGTGGCGGAGCAGTTTTTTGCGCTGCCGTATGAGCATTTTGATGCGCTGGCCGGAGTGTGCGGAGGAATCTGGGCAAGCTATGCATTCAAAAAATGGAGCGGACGGGGGGAGCGGCATGGAGAACGGCGAGACGAAGAATCTGAGTAAATATTTATATGTTATCGCTGCAGTAATTATAGCGATCAGTGCCTGGTATGTTTGGAATTTTATATATAGCGACGTGGGTCCGCTGCCGGATCCACAGGTGGCAATAAATGCCGCAAAAGATGAGGTGTCGGATTATAAAACTGCTGTCAGGACGCACGGAGAGGCAGCAAAAGAGGGGTCGGTGAATATCTATGTCCAAACTGCAAAAGATGCCGCTGTTATGGCTCCTGACGCTATTGCTGATGGCGTGGTCTCCGAGCTGCGGATTTTCGCAGCAGAGCTCGCCGGATCCGGAACAAATAGTCTTTCTTCCGATTAATGAGGGGCAAATGGCGCCGGAAAATGGATATTGGACGAACGAATATTCCGGACGGTTGATTTTTCAGGCGCTGCGGACCTACCGGCTGGATCGCGATCACTGGCGGGATATGTATTGGGAGCAGAACGCTGCGTCTATTGAGTATCCAGATACGGTTATGCTGCGTTTAGAGCAAATTGAGAAGGGTACCGAGGCGCGTGAAGCTGCATGGAAAAAGGAGTTGTGGAGGTCTACGCTTCCGGGGTTTGGATTTTTCGCTGGTCCTTCGTACACAAGCGCAGGAGATTTTCAGCTCGCTGTTGGTTTCGGGATAGTCTGGAAATTGTGGTAA